TTGATATGGAGAATGTCACTCAGGCCGAACTCGGTTGTGTCCTGATTCGGCAGCCAGACCACGTAGCCGATCGTCTGGCCCCTGAGAACCACGTTCACCTGATCGGGCGGTAGCAGACTCAGCGACACGATCTCGCCGTCGGCACCCCGGAACTTCCCGATGAAGGCGTTGCCGTGAGTGTTCAGGTGGGTCATCACGAGCGAGAACAGATCGGCGGATGTCGACCCCGGAGAGGGTCGCTCCAATAGCCGGGAGATGCGAGCATCCGGGCCTACCGGGACACGACCGGACCCCGTGTCCCGGTACGCCTTCACCGGGAGCGTGGCCACCGTGTCGGCCAGCACCCTGATACAGGCGTAGGCGTCGGAGATCCGGAGCGCGTTGTAGGGCGTGGCCTCCAACACCGGGTCGGTGATGACCGGGGCCTCGCCCGCGTAAGTCGGCAGCTCGATCGGCTTGAGATCACGGTCCTCTGCGCCATAGAGGAGATCTCGAATTCGGCCCATTGCGGGGATATCGTACCCCGATACATGATCGGCTTTCCGGTCTTCTGCAAGCTGCTCAAGCTGAACCTCGAACCGTTCCAGCGCCGGGTCGTCAGAGCGGCCAGCGGCCACGAGCGCGAGCTGGCCGTCTTATTGCCGAGGGGAAACGGGAAGACCTCGCTCATTGCCGCCTACAGCCTCTGGCATCTGGTCACCCGGCCGGGCCATGTCTACTGCGCAGCCGCCAGCCGCGAGCAAGCCAGGATCCTCTACGAATACGCCGCCCAGTACGCGCGGATCCTCGATCACTCGCATGTGGTCGACCGTCATCTGGAGCTGAGATGGTGCCCCGACCCAGACAAGCCGCGAGTGTTCACCCGTCACCTTCGGGTCCTGGCCGCAGATGCTCCCCGGCTCCACGGCCTGACGTATGGCCTGGCTGTCGTGGATGAGCTGCACGCTCACCCGAACGACAGCGTCTACCTCGCCCTGCTGACCGCGCTGGCGAAGGCCAGGGGCGCCAAGCTGATCGTGATCTCAAGCGCCGGACAGGGGGCTGACAGCCCGCTGGGGCGCCTCCGTAGTAGGGCGCTGGCCCAACCGCAGGTAACCCGTCGCGGATACCTCACAGACGCCCGTGGCCCGGGTCTGAGGATGCTTGAGTGGAGCGTGCCGGAGGATGCCGAGCTGACCCCCCGGAACGTCAAACGAGCGAATCCGGCTAGTTGGATGACCGTCGAACAATTAGCCGCTCAGCAGGAGGCCGTCCCGGATCTGTCGTTCCGCCGATACCACGCCGGGCAATGGACCGAGCGAGCCTCCTACTGGCTCCCTCCAGGCGCCTGGCAAGCCTGCCTGGGCGCTCCGTCCCCAGGGTCGGACATCTGGGTAGGGGTCGACGTGGGCGGCCAGCGGGCGGCTACAGCGGTGGCCTGGGTCGACGCGGAACTTCAGGCGGGCATCTGGATCGGCCACGGTGATGAGGCTGTCCTAGAGGCCCGTGATGTGATCCGGGAGCTGGCCAGGGACCACACGATCATGGAGGTGGCTTACGACCCGTGGCGCGCCGGCCAGCTCGCCGCCGAGCTTGAGCAGGAAGGCGTCCCCTGCGTGAGCTTCCCTCAGAGCGACAGCCGGATGATCCCGGCCAGCTCCTCGCTCCATGCGGCGATCGTGGAGCGCCGCATCCTCCTGCCCGATCTAGAGGAGCTGAACACCCACGCGGCGAACACGGTGGCGAAGCACAGCCGGCGCGGTTGGCGGATCGATAAGCCGAACGACGCCACGCCTAACGACGGGATCATCGCCCTGGCCATGGCCGTTGACTCCGCCACCCACCAGGCGCAGCCGGTCAAGCTCCTGGGCTGGATATGACCTGGCTGCTCTGGCGCTGTCCGTGTGGACACCTGAACTACTCGTGGGAAAAGGCGTGCTGGATGTGCCAGCGCAAACGCGCATGCTCAGCCCCCCCCAATACCCCGGCGAGCGCGAGAGGCCCCGGCCTCCGACCGGCTCTTTCCAAGTAGGGGGGTGATCGCATCCAGCGGACATGCCTCACGTGTCGGGCGCTGATCGCCTCCGGGTCGTACTGCCCCGCGTGCCGACCCCGGAACGGGTCGACGTGGGCGTGGCGCCGGCTGCGCGAGCAGATCCTGGCTCGTGACCGATGGGCGTGCGTGGTCTGCGGCGAGCCGGCCACCGATGTCGACCACATCACCCCGCTCCACGACGGGGGCACGGACCACCCATGGAATCTGCGCTCCATGTGCGCGCGACATCACCGCGCTTCCCACGGATCCGCCGCCTGATCCGGAAGTCCGCGCCGATCGGCACACATTTACCCGGCCTTCCTGCGCGATCCAGGCGGAGCGTGTCGGGCGACCACCAGGGAAAAAACGGGGCCTCCTGCGGTCCTCCCCCATTGGAAAGACCCGGCGGAACCGGGCCTCTCGCGCTCGCCAGCCACTCGCGTGGCGTGGGGTATTGGGGGGGGGTCCGGCGACCCTACACCACCGGGCGTGGCAGCGGGGAATTTCTCGGTCGTCGGCTACCGCTGCCATAGCGCTGCCATTGGCGCCCGCCAGAACGACGAAACCCCCGTGTTAGCGGGGGTTTCGTGAGCAGGCTTACCATACCGCAGGAGTATCAATAGGGGTCCTACGGACTCCGGTTCGTTCCGGTGTTCTCCCTGCTAATCGTCACTTTCGCTACTCCACCGCTCCGGTGCGGAACGGGCCTTTGGCGGAGTCTGTCGCTGCCATAGCGCTGCCATACAGCGCCTCCAGGCGCTCCGACTGGTCCGCGCGCCGACGCCTGGCGTCGAACTCGTGCGCGTAGACCGACAGCACGGTGTCGATCCGGTCGCCCAGACGAGCGGCCACCTCGACCACGTCCCATCCGGCGGCGATCAGCCTGCTGGCATGCGTGTGGCGGAGATCGTGCGGAGTGGGTGCTCCGGCGATCACTTCGCGCCCGCGCATGATCGGACCGATCCCAGCACGCTCGCGGGCGTCGCGCATGAGCCGGGTTACCCAGTTCGCGCTGTAGGCCCGGTACTGCGCGTTGACGTGCGCCGGGCGCAGGAACACGAACTCGCCGTCGAACGGCCGCCCCATGGCCAGCCGGTGCTGGCGGAGCTTCCCCACCATCGTCAGAGAGAGCGCGATCGTCCGAAGCGAGTTCTGGGTCTTCGGCGGCTGTCGCTCGTCCGTGACGCGCGGGAGCGTGGCCTCAACGGTGAGTTCGGCTCGACCGAGATCGATGTTCGACCAGATCAGGCCGCGAACCTCGCCCTGGCGCAATCCGGTTTCGGCCAGCAACTCGAACAGCAGCCGATGCCGTGGTGGAATCGCCGCCAGTAGCGCGGCCATCTCCTCGTCCGTGAGGACTCGCGGCGGTTCGGCGTCATTCGCCGGCTTCTCGCTCTGCTCAAGCTGCGCGACCGGGTTGGCGCCCGGGTGGCCGAGATGGCGGATCGCGTAGCGGTAGGTACCGCTGATGACCTTCAGCCGCGCGTGAATCGTCCCGCCCTTCAGCCCGGCCACTTGCAAGCGCGTGACGTAACGCGCGAGCAGCGCGGGCGTGATCGCCATCAGCCGCATGGCGCCGAACTCCTCGCGCACCGGCCGAAGCTGAGTGGAGTACTGAAGCTGCGTCTCCGCCCGGAACCGCACTACGTGCGCGTCCCACCACAGGTCGGCCGCCGCATTGAACGTCAGTCGAACCGCCTCCGGCACCTGTTCACCCTTGGCGCGCTTGGCCAGCTCAATCGCCCGCTCGGCGCGAGCTGTTTTGATCCCGCCCTTGATCGTCCTGCGGCGCTGCCTGCTTCCCGCGTCCCGCCAGACGATTTCAAGCTTGCCGTCGGTCGAGCGCCGGTAGATGCCTTCCTCGACCCGTTCCCGTCTCATGTGATTGCTCCTTGATTGTGAGGCTGCGTGATTGGTATTCATGCTATCGGCGCTTCGGTCTGGCTGCGTGATTGCTCCTGGCCGGGGCGCCACCCCTACGCCAGTTATCGAGCGCTGCCGGATCGAAGTAAAGGCGCCCGCGTTCGGTTCGCTGCTCGAACGGGATCTGTCGCCTGGCGGCCAGATCCTGGAGCGTGTCGAGCGAGATCCCGAGATACTCGGCCGCCTGGCGGCTGTTCAGCCAGCCGTCACGGGACACTGGCGCCGGCTTCGGCATGTAGGGCGCCAGGCGCCTGGCCAGCTCGGCCATGTCGGCCTCGTCCAGCTCGTCCAGCAGGTGGCGCGCGAGGTTCGTCACTCGTCCCCGTCGACCTTCCGGGTGGACGCCTCGACGCGGGCCAGCACGTCGCGGAGCGAGGCCGCGCAGCACCCCTCGTGCTCGTCCAGCCAGGCCATCTGAACATCCTCGGACACCTCGTCCCAGCAGTTGGCCGTGGCGAACGCCAGCCAGTAGCACACGGTGTTGAGCGAGTCGGAGTGATCCCCGCAGGCCCTCGCGTAGTGCCCGACGATGTCGAGGGCGCGGAACGGCGCCTCGAACTCGAACATCACGCCGTCGTCGTCGTCGTTCACCCGTCGCCCTCCTGACCGCTCTGCACGTGCGCGGCCAGAACACCGATGAAGTCGGCAAGGTGATCGAGAACTTCAGCGACCGTCGCGAGGTCCACCGCCTGATCCTGATCTTCAACGCCCGGCACGCCCAGCTTGGGCGGGTCGCCGCGTAGTCGTCCGGCCATGTATCGGGCCGTTTCCATTCGACCCATCGCCACCGTAAGGATGCCCGTCGGATCGTCGTCGGTCATGCGCTCCTCCTCAGTTCGGCTTCGCGCTTGAGCCGGGCCAGATTGTCCTCGACGGTCTGGCGACGGGTCCTCTTTCGAGTCGGGTTCGGCTGCTCGTGCCGCACGCTCACGGAACCGGACTTCCGGCGTCGGCTGAACCTCACCTGATCGTTGATCGAGCGCCGCGACGGGTTCTTGACCTTCCGCCTTGCAGCCGCCAGCGCCCGGCGCGCAGCGTCCTTGCGCTCGCGGTGGACATGCTGGCGACGGGTGCCCACCTTGCCGCCCTTCTCGCCCGGCGCGCGCACGCACATCTCACCCCTGAACACCTCGCACACCGGGCAGGCCGCCATGACCATCCAGCCTTCCCTCTTTTGCTTGCGCTCCTTCCTGCTCTGTGCCAGGGGGCGCCGGTCGTCCGGGTTGTTCTGCATATCCTGTCTCCTCAAGCCATAGGTGTTCCACCCACACCCCCACCCTCCGGGTAGGCGAGTGAGGGACCGGGTTGTGTGGCCCGAGCTTTCGGTGTCGTGCGGCAATCAGTCATGTCCATCACACGCCCACGGCACCCAGGCTCAGGCTTGTTCTGAGGCCCAGCTTCAGAACAACCCGCTAGGCGCCCCCTTCCTTAAGTCCGATCAGGGCAGCCGTTACCCGAGTGGCCAGCGCCCCCCGCTCAGGGGGGTGCCGGTCCGGGTGGCATAGCTGGATCAGATCGAGCAGGTTGGGTAACTCCCGGTGTCCGTTCGAGTGCCGGGAAGCATCCAGGCGCCCGTCCCGGTATCCGTCCGCGTAGCCCTGGGACCAGGCGGCATCCCTCAGCTTGCGGTCCTCACGCTGGCGCCAGCAGGCCCAGCACAGCCGCATCCAGTCGCCCCTGGCCTCGAACGCCCCACCGCAGGCTGCGCAGTCCCGGATCATCGCCCGACCGCCCCTGCGGACTTAATTGCGCCAGGCGCACTTAAGTCCAGCTCTGGGTCGACCCGATGCGGAATTCCCGTTACGTAGCCCCCCAGGGGCCTCTGAGGGCCTTCCTGCGGTGGCTCCACGAGCCACGGGTAGATCCGGCGGTAGCGCTCGGCCAGTGCCCGCTCACGCCGGGTCAGGAGATCGCGCTCAGGCTTGGCCATGGGCGATCCACCTCAGAGGCAAGCGAACGAAACTCCTCGTGAGGTGGATTGCCAATGCGGTCGTCGGTCCCTGGCGCTGGGACCCATGGAGTAGATGACTCCAAGTGACCGACACGAGCGGGACTATACGCCCAGGCGACTCGGAAAGTGAAACGCCCCGATCGGAGTCGGCCGGGGCGTTTCGGGCAAGCTGTGTCGGCCAACCCTCACGCCAGAATATCCGAGCACTGGACGGACGCCACCCGGCTTACCTGGCCGTAAGACCGACAGTATGGTAAAGGTGACTCCGCTCCCTACTTGGCCAATAATCCGATGTCACACTTCGGGCCAAGTAGGGCAGGCATTTATAGCCTGTCAATAATTCCGCTCAGACCGTCAGCAGGGGTCGCACGCGCTGGCGTGCCGCGTACATGTTCGAGGCCGCCCGGCCACCCAGCCCGATCCCGTCCGAGGCCGCGTAGGCGTTCACCGCCGCGAGCTGAGCGGTGGTCAGGGACCGGATGGCCTCCTCCCAGCTCTCGCGCCAGATCACGACCGTGAGCGGGTTCGCCCCATAGGACCAGGACGGCTGCTCCAGGTGGTCGATCACATCCAGGGATGCCGGCGGATCATCCGAGAACCGCATCTGGGCGTGGCGGTAGCGCCAGTGCTCCTTCAGGCTCTCGTGGGCGGCCATCCAGATGAAGGTCGAGAACGATGCGCGGTAGGGATCCCACTTGCCCCGCTTCAGCTCCCGCCACACCCGCTCCAGGACGATCGAGAACGTCTCCTCGAACGTGACCGTCTCATCCGTGAACTCGCGGGCCAGCCCGACCAGGCGGCCTCGGTTGCGCTCCAACAGCACCTCGAATGCGCCCTGATCCCCGCAGGCTGCCCTCCGGACCAACCACATCTCATGACCGGAGACGCGAATTCCGCTCACGAATTCCGCTCACGCCTACGCGATATAGGTGGCCAGCGGGACCAGGCTCTGAAGCGCCCTCAGCTCGTTGGCGAAGGCAGCCGCGTGGGCAGCCGCAGGACCAGCGGGCGCCGTGGCCTGCTCGCGGTAGAAACTCGTCTCGACCAGCCCGGCGGCCCGTAGGGCGACCACCCGCCTGATCGGTGAGGCCCACAACGTCATATCGATATTGGGCGGTAGGGCCACGAGAACCTCGCCCAGAGCCTGCGCGATCAGCTCCTGACATTCCACGTCCGTGGGCCTCGTCTCCGAGTCGAACGTGGACACCTCGGTCAGATCATCGTGAACGGTCCGAGTCCGGCATAGGATCGCCACGTCATCCACCGTGGGCGTTACCTGGGCCAGGTCGATGGCCCCCGGGGGCGCAAGCGTCGACCCGTCGCTCTGGGTGATGGGCGACCAGAACGGCGGTAGGACCGGGGCGCCGGTGCTCACCGCCACCCCTTCCAGTAGCGCGCTCGCCTCTCGGTCCACTCGATGGCTATGCCCATCTGGCTGGATGTCATCGCCTGCTGAGCGGGTGCGGCTCGTGTGCCCACGCTCGGCTTGGCCGCAGTGGCAGTAACACTGCTCGTGTCGGCCGTCTTGGCCGCTGGCTTCCTGGCCTTCCCGTGCTTCGGTTGCGTCATGACCTAGCTCGCGGCAATCCGCAGGGCCGCGCCCACCCGCTCGACACCGAAGGCCGCGTTTAGCTCCATCCTCACGTTGCGCGAGTTGCTCAGGCCATTGTTCGCCTCAAAGTTGGCCAGCGTGACCGGGCTGGCGTACAGCTTGCCGAAGGCGGAGGAGTCGACCACCGCAGACGCCGGAATGCTCTTGGAGATCCGGCGGTTCAGACCGAACACCGTGCCCGGGGCGAAGTCGGGGGCGAACTGGTAGAAGCTGTCCGCCGTAGTCGCCTTGCTCAGGTCGAGTGACTCGGCCGATGCGGGCGTGAGGATGAGTGTGTCGGGGTTGAATCCCAGTCCCTGAAGTGTGGTAATGCACTTGCGTACCGAGGTGAACAGATCCTCCGTGCCGGGAGGATGGAAAGTCGCCGTGGCGATCGCGTTCAGCACCAACAGGTCGAGGCCCTCATTGATCGCCAGCCTCAGGTCCTGCTCGATGATGCTGGTGATATCGGACTGAAGCATGTAGATATTCGGGACGTTGGACTCGGCGTTAGCCACCTGATTCATCGGCACCGTGACCAGGTTGATATTCGAGCCGGTCTCCGGTTTGGTGCTGGTGGCGTCGATCGCCCTGACCACGCTTGCGGCGGTGGCCAGCGTGCGCGCCGTCTGCTGGCGCACGAGCACCGAAAGCACGTCCCCGCCAACCGCAACGCGCGGGAAGGCGGGCCAGGCGTAGCGCACGTCCATCGGCAGCGGCACGCCGATCCGGTCCATCTGGTTCATCAGGCCGACGCTGGCCGACCACGTGACAGCCCGCTCCTCGAACTCAGACCACGGGATTTCCGCTCTCTGCTCGTTTGGGAAGCCACGAGAGCGGAAGCAGTCGGCTAGGCCCCGTGGGCGGGTGCCTCCCACCCTGGCCTCGACCATCAGCGAGCCGGGGCGTATGGGGGGCTCAGAGGCCCCAGGAGCGTCGGCAGGGGTCTGGGTGGGGGTTGGGGCCGGGTCGGGCGCCGAACGGGCCTCAGGGGCGCCAGAACCGGGCTCAGGACCGGGCGTAGGGGGATCGGGGGCGATGACGGACACGGCTGGCTCCTCAGGTTGGTTTCGTAGCTCGACGGCTGCCGCAGGGTAGGAAGGATGGGTGACGATCGAAACGTCGATCAGGTCGCTGATTTCGTGTACGTGACGTACGTTTCCGCGCCACTCGTCACGACCGACCCTCATCCTCCAGGAGCCGCCCCGCAAATCGCCACGCTGTACGGCTTCAGTGATATCGGCGCGAGACACGGGCGGATCGACGGCCCAGTGCATTCCGTCGGAGCGGTCCTCCAGCTCCAGCGTGCGCGGGTAGCGGCCGATCGGGACTCCGCCGTGGTCGACGGTGACCACGAGATCGTCCAGTCGGGTCGAGCGGAGCGCGGTCGGCTCGACCACTTCACGCCAGCCGCCCATATCCACCGATGGCGTGGAGTATGGGATGACTCCTCTGATCCGGCGCCCGTCCGTGCTCAGGTCGAGTGTGCGCTCCTCAAGGGAGCCGGCTACGGGCCTGGTCATGGCGCCTCCGGCGGCAAATCTTCGAGTTCACGAACTTCAGCTCTCGTCATCCAGCCCGGCTGTCCGGCGCTGGCCGACCCCAACGCACGCTCATAGATCTGGCTCCTCAGGTCGGGATCGCCCCTCAGCAGGCCATCGGTCGAAAACTGGATGTACGTTCCGCCTGGGCATAGGTCGGCATCGCTGGCGAAGGCGCGCTCGATCCTGACCAACCACGGCCGAAGCGAATGCTGGACGAAATGCAAGTTCTCCTGGGTGACGTTGCTGTAGCTCCGGCTCGTGCGCGGCTCCGCGTCGATCAGCTTGCTCGGCACCCGGAAGATCCGCGCCACCTCGCGGGCCGACAGCTCGCGTTGCTCTAGGAATTGCGAGTCGTCGGCGCTGAAGCTAACCGGCGTGAACGTGGCCTGACCGGAGAGCACCGCGATCCGGTGAAGGTTGGTCGTCCCGCCGTGCCGGATGTCCCAGTTGGATCGAATCTGCTCGACCGTAAAGTCATTCTGCGGTCCGGCCACGCTCAGGATGCCGGAGGGCCGGCTCCCGTTCAGGAAGTACTGACGGCTGGCCTCTTGCAGGTTGCTTGAGAGCGTGAGCGCCAGCCGGGCGCAGGTGACGGGTGACAGTCCGACCAGGCCGTCAGATGACATACTCTTGATATGGAG